ATGACAAAAATACTTACTATAATAAACTTTATAAAAAATCAATGGTTAGGTTCTATAGTTATTTTAATATGGTTATTGACACTATTAATACCAAATAAAGATCTTAGTATAGATAAGATTAAAACAGAAGTAAAGATTAAAGAAAAACAATATATAATAGATACTTTGTATAAAAATAATACAAGTATAATTACTAAAATTAAATATATAAAACAAAAAGAATATGACACAATTAAAATTGTTGACACTATTCCTATTAATGAACTTCAAAAGTATTTCTCAAATAGATACACTAAAAGTGGTACTACCAGATAGTATTGCTAGAGAAGTAATAAAAGACTTAATAAGATACGACTCTTGTAAAGAACAATTAAAATTAACTAATAAACAAATACAGAACTTTGAGTCTATTATAAAAGAAAAAGATTCTATTTTAAAAGAAAAAGATTCATATATAAAAAAACAAGAGACTTTTATAAATAGAAGTAATAAATTAAAATTACACTTATATATTGGTGGATCTGCTAGTACAATACGTTACTCGAACTGTTTTATATATACAAATCTACAGTTAGAATACAGAAAACTAGCTTTAGGTTTAAATAGTCAACTAACTTTTGATAGTAAACAATATAACAATATATTTTTAGAATACAAAATATTTTAATATTAATCAAATAAACAAAAAAAAATGGAAGTAATTAAACAAATTGAAGAAAACGAGTTATCAAAGATTAAAGAAGTAACTAATAAATTAAATGAAATTAATTCTAATATTGTATCTTTAGAATTACAAAAACACAACTTACTACATATACATGCAGGTATTAGTAATGAGTTTTCTGAGATAAAAAAAGAACTAGAAAACAAGTATGGTAAGGTTTTAATTAATATTGAAACCGGAGAATACAAAGAAGAAGAAGAAGAAGAAGAAAATCTAATTAAAGATGAAGAAAATTAGAAAAATAAGTATAGGTGCAGACTACAAAAATGACGCCATGCATTACTCCGTAGGTCAAAACGTATACGGTGGTCATGAGATCACTGATATTCTTTTTGATACCGTTGATAACTCCTACAATATATATATCGAAAAACATGACGAGATAATGCCATGGAAAAAGTTTAATTCTAATATGGCGATATCTGTTGAATATGACTTAGAATACTAATATGAATTGTAGAAGTATTTATAAATTTATTGTACAACCTATAGAAGGTAGATACAATAATGAAAAAGATATAGATGGTAAAAAGTTAATACTTAATTCTCAAATAGAAGATCACAGATTCGTAAATAGAATAGGTAAGGTATTAGCGGTTCCTCTTATTAATAATACAGATATAAAAGTAGGAGATTCTGTGATTGTTCATCATAATGTATTTAGAAGATTTTATGATGTTAGAGGTAATGAAAAGAATAGTACTTCTTTTTTTGAAGAAGATAAATTCATGTGTCATGATGACCAAATATTTCTTTACAAAGAAGACAATAAAAAATGGAAAGCACCAAACGCTTACTGTTTTGTGAAACCAATAAAGAAAAAATCATATTCTTTGTTTCTAGAGAGAGAAAAAGAACAACCCCTTGTTGGTATATTAAAACACACAAATACTGTTCTAGAATCATTAGGATTCAATAAGGGAGACTTAGTTGGATTTACGCCAGACAGTGAATATGAGTTTATTGTGGAAAACGAAAGATTGTACAGGGTTACAACAGAATCTATTATAATTAAATATGAGTACAAAGGAGACGAAGTTGAATATAATCCAAGCTGGGCGGAAGGCAGTTGAGGAATTAATAAAAGTAGCTGAAGAACCTATCATAGGTAGCGATGATGATATTTCTGCAGATAGATTAAAGAATGCTGCTGCTACTAAAAAGTTGGCCATATTTGATGCTTTTGAAATATTAACTAGAATAGATCAAGAAGAATCTTTATTAACAGAAACACCTATAGAAGACTCTGGAAAGACTTTTAGAGGTTTTGCAGAAGGTAGATCTAGATAATATGGCTTACGAACAGAGTTTATTTAAGATACACGATGACTACATTAGTCCTAATGCTATAAAGAAGTTAAACAAACTTAAGAAATGGCAATATGGTTATAATAAAGAATACGACGTTGTAGTCATAAGTAAGACAGGTAAGATAGGTCAAGTAATAGAGATACAAGATATATTTATAGCTTTACCTGAAGTTGAAGATTGTTATTCAAGATCAAATAAAAAAGAAGAACAATACTGGCAACCTATAGAAATGTCTAAAGATTTGCAGAAGATAAAAAATGTATTTGATTGGGATTTATTTACGGAAGATTTTAAAAACAAACATTATGATTACATAGATACTGAGTTTAAGAGAAGGGAAGAAGGTTTTTTCTTTATGAATAATGGAACACCTACTTATATACCTGGATCTTATTATATGTACCTACAGTGGTCAAAGATAGATATTGGTTTACCAGATTATAGAGAAGCTAATAGACTATTCTTTATATTTTGGGAAGCTTGCAAAGCGGATGAGAGATGCTATGGTATGTGTTATCTCAAGAATAGACGTTCTGGATTTTCTTTCATGAGTTCAGCTGAAACTGTTAATCAAGCTACTATAACTAGTGATGCTAGGTTCGGTATACTGTCGAAATCTGGACATGATGCTAAGACGATGTTTACCGATAAAGTTGTACCTATATCTATTCACTATCCGTTCTTTTTTAAACCTATCCAAGATGGTATGGATAGACCAAAAACAGAACTAGCATATAGAGTTCCAGCTTCTAAGTTAACAAGGAGAAAACTTGATAATAAAGAAAGACTAGAAGATATAGTAGGATTAGATACTACTATAAACTGGAGAAACACAGGTGATAACAGTTATGATGGTGAAAAGTTAAGACTTTTAGTACATGATGAGTCTGGTAAATGGGAGAAACCTGACAATATATTAAACAACTGGAGAGTAACTAAAACTTGTTTGAGAGTTGGTTCTAATATAGTTGGCAAGTGTATGATGGGTTCAACCTCTAACTCTTTGGAAAAAGGTGGTAGTAATTTTAAAAAACTTTACTATGATTCTGATCCAAAGAAAAGAAATAAGAATGGTCAAACAACTTCAGGATTATATGCTCTTTTTATTCCAATGGAATGGAATTATGAGGGTTTTATAGATAGATATGGTTGGCCAGTTTTTGATACACCTTCTAAACCAATTGTTGGTATAGATGGTAAAACGATAAGTGTTGGAGTTATCGAACACTGGGAAAATGAAGCTGAAGGTTTAAAAGATAATGCCGACGCATTAAACGAATTATACAGACAGTTTCCTAGGACTGAGAAGCATGCATTTAGAGATGAAACTAAAAATGCTATTTTCAATCTAGCAAAGATATATGAGCAAATTGATTATAATGAGGATCTTAGAAATACAGGTATAGTCACTAGAGGTAATTTCCAATGGAAAAATGGTATAAGATTTACAGAAGTAGAATTTATGCCTAATAGAGATGGTAGATTTCACGTTTCGTGGATTCCACCAAGAAATTTACAGAACAAGTGTATTATAGTAAATGGAAGTAAAACACCTGGTAATGAACATATGGGAGCTTTTGGTTGTGATCCTTATGATATATCAGGTACTGTTGATGGTGGAGGTTCTAATGGTGCTGTTCACGGATTAACTAAGTTTAGTATGGAAGATTGTCCAACTAATCAGTTTTTCTTAGAGTACATTGCTAGACCTCAGACTTCTGAGATATTTTTTGAAGACGTTCTAATGGCTATTCATTTTTATGGAATGCCAATATTAATAGAAAATAATAAACCTAGATTATTATACTATTTAAAAAGAAATGGTTATAGACAATATTCTATGAATAGACCTGATAAGATTTGGAATAAATTGTCCGCGACTGAAAAAGAGATAGGTGGAATACCAAACTCTTCTGAAGACATGATACAAGCACATTCAGCAGCTATAGAAACATATATAGACAAGAATGTAGGTTTGTTAGAAACAGGTTATGGTTCAATGTATTTCCAAAGAACACTGGAAG